GCTAAATCAATATCCTCTCGATCAAATTATTGAATGGCACAGGGAAGATTTTAGGGTTGCGGCAAAATATACTTGGGGGCATCCAACCATTAAGGATGAGGCCGACTTTCTTTTATTGGATGGCGGGGCATTTTCTGGAAGGGCTGACTTTATGGTTTGGTTCCCAAAGCTAAAAGAGGGAGGAATCATCGCCCTAGACGATACAAACGACATAAAGAATTATGGCAATTATCAATGGCTAAAAACATCTGGGCATGATCTTTTGTGGGAGGAGCAATCTTGGAGGAATGGAAGTGCCATCTTTAGGAAATGATCGAGCATATTTATGAAAGGGAATGCTTCGAGGAAAATTGGTTTACCGATTCCTATGTCTATAAGACCATGGTTCAAAATTGCAGGAACAATGGAGCCATCGTTGAGCTTGGGGCTTGGAAAGGTAGAAGTTCAGCCTTCCTAGTTGTCGAGGCAAAAAACAAAAGCAAGGATATTCAAGTTCATATCGTGGACACTTGGAAAGGATCACAAGAGCATACGGAAAGCATGACGGATGGCTTGTATGGAAAGTTTATTTCAAACATGGCTCCCCTCGATGGCCTTTATCATGCCCACAGAATTACAACCAACGAGGCATCAAAATTGTTTGAAGATGGCTCCTTGGATGGTGTTTTTATAGATGCCGATCATTCTTATGAGGCAGTAAAGCAAGACATCCAAAACTGGCTACCCAAAATTAGGGTTGGCGGTATATTGGCTGGGCATGATTATAACTCAACATTCCAAGGAGTAATGAAAGCTGTGAATGAGCTTTTGCATGGATTTGGGCTTTATGGACAATGTTGGATAAAAGTATGTTGACCATCTTCACTATCGTCTTAAATGGCGAGCCATTCATAAGCAAAAAGCTAGAAATTTATCAAAAGCTAACTATCCCTTGGCAATGGAGGATTGTGGAGGGAGTCAGCAATCCCAGAAATTGCACTCGCTGGTGCAGGGAAGTTCCGAGCAAATGGCACAAGGATTTTGTCTCAATAGACGGCACGAACGAATATCTTAAAAACCTAAAACATCCAAAGGTATCGTTCCAATACCAAAACAAGCCTTTCGATGGAAAGATTGAGATGATACGAAGGGCATTGGAAGGGGTGGATTGCGGGGTTGTGATGGAACAGGACGCTGATGAGTTTTGGACAGAAAAACAAATGGAGGATGTTTATAGGCTTTTGATTGATCGAACGCCCGGAACCGCCGCTCAATTCTTTTGCAATTATCACATAGGGAAAAAGGTTGTCGTTTCGCGCTCCGGGCTTGGGTGTTATCCTTACGAATGGTATCGAGCATGGAAGTGGGGCGAGGGCATTGAGTTTGCCAGCCACGAACCACCCATCCTGAATCACCAGCCGATCAGAATCCCAAGGGGAGTCACCGAGGAGATGGGGCTTGTTTTTGACCACTTCGCCTATTCTGTCCCAGCTCAAGTCGAATTTAAGGAGCAGTTTTATGGCTATGCAGGGCTTTTAAAATCTTGGGAGGAATTACAAAAGACCCACGGCCCTGTTCGGCTCAATAGATATTTTGCCCATGTCCAAGACCGAAGCGTGGTGGACGATGCAACCTAAAGTCATAAAATACCAACAAAGGCTGGGCGATGTTCTTCGATGCCTCCCCGCCTGTAAGTTTTTATCCGACAAGGGGCATAGAGTTTTGTTTGATTGCCTTGAGATTTACCACGGCATTTTTGATATGGTTTCCTATGCCCAACCACTAGGAGCAACCCCTTTTGATGCCGATATTCTTGAGCTGGAAATATGGCCCAATAAATATGTTGATTATAGAAAAAGCAGAAAATCTTGGGGAGAGTTTGTCTATTCCCATAATGACATAAAGGGAGCAGACAGGGAAAACATTGTTATAGATAGGCTTGGTAGTGAAAGAGCGATTGGGCTACCAGAAAAATATCACCTGATTGCCCCATTCGGGGTTTCGCAAAATACCTACCATAATCCGCTTAAAATCATCCAAGAAGCCGCAAGGGAACTAGGCAAAGATAATGTGATTGTTCTATGTCCGGGGGATGTTCGGATTGAGGGCATTGCCACTTATACAGCCCCAAGCATCGAGCAAATGGCAAAGGCGGTCAGGGATGCAGACCAATTCTGGGCAATCAATTCAGCCCCAATCATCTTGGCCTCTTCGGTTCGGAGGGGAAAGGAAAGCAAGTTTTGGGGGCAAAAGGGGGAGTTTGAATTAGACAATGTTCCTTGGTTTGAGGGGCTTGTAAGAATGGATTGACACTAGGGTTGGTTTTGATGGGCGGGGCTATTTCCACTTCTTATTTTGGGTCTGACCTTCACTACATGATTAACGACTTGTGGGTGAGCGTGACCGGGCTTGCATCGAATCCTGTTTCTGCCGTGGCAACCGACCTTGGAACTTCGGCTGATTTGGATGTTGGGGGCGAGGTTTTTAGGCTTACAAAATCCCTCGTGGTTTGCGCCTCCGCAATCTCAGCCGTGACTATCGGAAATCTTTGCACCCTAGAGGGCAAGGAATTTATGATTGCCCAATTCTCAACTTCAACGGACGGCATTTCCTATACCTTGGACTTGGCTGATCCCACAACCTAATGGCCTCTATTGAGAGAGAGGTTGAGAACGCCTTAATCTCAGCCATCAATTCTGTAACTGGGCTTTCGTACTACACAAGCGAAAGACCCACGGCCAGAACCCTTCCCTTTGTCTCGGCAAGGGCTTCCATCACAAATGAGCAGTTGGGAACATTTACCGGGGTTTTTGGGCTAACTGCCAACCTTTCCTACAACCAAAGAGCCGACTCCATAACCCGCCAAGCCTTCGATGCCAAGTTTCAAGAGATTGTAGGCAAGTTCTATCAGAATCCCAATCTTGCAGTCGTCTCAACTACGGCATCCAATGTGACTATTTACAATGCCAAGATGACAAGCGAAAGCCCATCCATCATAGCAAGGAACAGGACTTGGGCTAAAGAGATAACCCTTGATGTGATTGCGAGCGCAAAGAAATGAGCCAATCCATCCAATATCAGATTGAGGATGGGATTGCCGCCCTCTTAACAGGCATCTCCGGCCTTAATGTCTATACAACAAACAGAATTGGCAGAAGACTTTTTCCCTATGTAACAATCCAAGCCTCAATCAGTTCGCAAGTGCTAGGAAATTATAGCGGGGTTTACGATCTTTCTGTTGCAGTCAATTACAGCGACACGGCGGTTAAGGTAAGCCAAGAAGCCTTTGACCAAGAATATTGCGAGATATTTGAGGCGTTCTACTCAGAAACCCCCACCCTTCGGGCAAAGATAGATGCCCAAATATTGCCCCCCGCAGTTATTTATATGGCTCAAATAACAGGCCAAAGCCCAACCATCAGGACAAGTTCTAGGGCTTGGCAAAGAGGATTAACGATGCGGGTGATGGCAAGCCCGGTTCAGTCACCCGAAGTGGCCGCCTATGTTGCCGCCTTGCAATTCAACGATCATCGTAACTCGCAGTATCTCGGCGCAATTTAACAAGGAGATTTAAGAAATGGCACTTCCAGTATTAGACGGGAATCAGTCAGCAACGACCCTTTCTTCAGTAGTAACAGGAGGGGAACATATTGTTGCCCATACGGTTGTGTCTTTGGGTTCCCAAGCCATCACAGATATGCGGAGTGCAGTAAGTGGAAGTGTTGTTTCCATCTCCAACTTCCCGGCCAGCCAGACCATCTCTGGCACGGTGACGGCGAATCTATCCTCAACAAACTTAAACTCTGTAACAATAGGTATCCGTGGGGCTGTTACAGCAAGTCTTACAAATGCAAATCTAATATCTTCAGAGCTTCTAATCCCAAATAACTCTAATTATACAAACAGCGCAGTTCCAGTTGGATTTTATGACGCACAGGTAGGCGGAGAATTTAGAGTCGCAAACAACACAGACTGGCCACTTCCTGTTGCGATTCAGCTTAATGGCAATTACCAAGATTCAGTATTTTCTGGCAACCCCCTCCCCATCTCCGGCACGGTCACCATCGGCTCTCTCCCCCGCGTCACTTTCATTGACGGCTCCGGCACGGTTGTTACCGCAAATTCGGCCGTGACTTTATTTGCCTCCAGCACCACCCGCTCCTATCTTCTCGTCCAAGTCACCACCGGGTCGGCTTTTGTGAATGTGGGAGCCACCGCCACCACGGTGAACGGCATTAACCTGACGGCCGGGCAGGGGTACGCGTGGGAAACGACCATCCCGCAGGGTTTAGTTTCGCTCATCAGCACCACCACCAGTTCCCGCTGGGTGGCGAAAGAAGCCTAGGCCATGGGCTTCTTCGGCGGCGGGGGGAGTGCGGGGATCGGCGGCTCCACGGGGGCGACCGACAACGCCATCCTTCGGGCGGACGGGACGGGCGGTGCAAGCCTTCAAAACTCTGGCATAGCAATAGATGATGCAGTCTCCCCATTTGCATGCACTGCGGTTGCTTCCACAGATGTAATCACCGCAGTAGGGCATAATTTTACAACCAACCAAGGGGTTATGTTCCCAACTCTTACTGGGGGAGGGGGCTTAATTGCGGCCACAGGAACATATTTTGTAAGAGATATTAGCGGCGACACATTTAAGGTTTCGCTTGCATCCGGGGGTGCGGCTCTTGATATAACCACCGACATAACGGCTGGGACAGTTGTGGCAATTCAAGAAAATGTTGCCATAAGAAATATTTCAAGCGACACAAATTCAAGCGTTGTCATCACCCCAAAAGGAACCGGCTCATTTATAGTTGGCCCCAAGCCAGACGGGTCTAATTCCGCAGGAATAAAGAGGGGAGATAATTCTATTGATATTCAAACCACAAGAACAAGCTCAAATTCTGTTGCATCAGGATTAAGGTCTGTTGTTGTTGGGAATGGTTGCCGAGCGGCAGGTGAGTCTGCTGTTGCTGTTGGAGACCGCTCAGTAGCAATTAACGATTTTTCAATTTCCATCGGCAGGGAGGCAGGCGGGGCAAGCGTAAATGATGCGATATGTATAGGAACTCTTGCAAGCGCAAGTGCAACTAACGGGGTAGTTATCGGAAGGCTTGTCACAAACAGCCTTCGGTCGGCCTTTGCCACTAGGGTTTTTAGTTCTGTTTATTGGTCAGGCACTACCACCAACGCCACGGCAACAATTCTCAACCTAGACGGCACAGCCACTAACCGCTTCACCATCGCCGCCAACACCGCAGTCATTGCGGATATTTACATCATCGCTCGGCGCACCGACACGGTGGACAAATGGTTTTCCGGTCAGCGCAAGGTAGCTATCCGCAGAAACAACGCCAACGGCACGGCTATCATCGGCTCTGTGGAAACGATTGGCGCAGACCAGACCGAAGGCTCACCCACTTGGTCGGTGGCGATTACTGCGGACGATACTAACGAAGCCTTGCAAGTGGAGGTGACGGGGGCGGCCAGCGAAACCGTTAGCTGGAGGGTAATGGCATTTTACCATGTCGTATGAACTCTGAATCCATCTACACCGTAATGCTTTCAAAAGAATATCCCATTGCTGGGAGGGATTATCCTTTGCTTGGGTTTTCCTACCAGCTTCAGCGTGAGGACGAGACGAGAGAAGTGAAGCTAGTCGAGTTCGGCCACCCCACCCGCATCGTTTTATGGGACAAGGACGGCCCAGAGCTTGCCGACCTGACGGAAGAACAGGTGAAGGAAAGGATTGAGGAGGTGCTTTCCAAGTGACCGATGCCGTCCAGTTCCTCGCCCCGCCCGTGATGGAGGGGATGTGACCCATGGCCACCGCCTACACCTACGGCGACTTCATCGCCGCGCTTGAGTATCTGGAGGCCGAGGGCTACATCGAGCGATTCATAGGCTCTGACGGCTCTGAATGTGTTAGAACT